AAGAATCGTGCTTATGGCGAGTTGGGACATCCAGATGGTCCAACAATCAATTTAGAACGTGTTTCGCACATCACCAAAAGTTTACGTCAAGATGGAAACAATTTCATCGGCAAAGCAAAAATTATGGATACACCATACGGCAACATTGTAAAAAACTTAATGAGTGAAGGTGCAGTAGTTGGTGTGTCAACAAGAGGTCTAGGAAGTCTTGTTGAAGGAAAGAATGGAGTTAAGGTTGTTGGCAATGACTTTTATCTTGCAACTTGTGCAGATATTGTAGCAGACCCTTCAGCACCAGATGCATATGTACGTGGTATTATGGAAAATAAAGCGTGGGTTTGGGATAACGGAATCATCAGAGAAGCTGATGTTTCAACACAAAAACAAGTTATTCAGAAGTCTTCACAAAAAGACTTAGAAGAAAACATGATAAAAGTGTTTAAAGATTTCATCTCCAAGCTATAATTTTGTATAAATACATATAATAATTTTAAATATCATACAAAGGAGACTGCTATGACAGAACAAGTAATGGACAAGGTTGAAGACCTTGAAAACAAAAACTTAGAAGAAGGTGAAATGCCACCTGCTCTTAAAGCCTATCTTGATAAAAAAGGCAAAAAAGGCGACAAGTCTAAAGATGATGAAGAAGAGGCTGATGATGAAAAAGAAAAAACAATGAAAGAGAAAAAACACGCAAAGATGAAAGAAGACATTGATGCTATTTTCTCTGGCGAATCTCTTTCTGAAGAATTCAAGCAGAATGCACAAGCAATCTTTGAAGCGGCTATTCATTCTAAAGTAGAAGAAGCAGTTATTGCAATAGAAGAACACTACGCAACTAAACTTGATACAGAAGTTGCATCTATCAACGAAAATTTGGTTACAAAAGTTGACGAATACCTTGAGTATGTCGTTACTGAGTGGATGGAAGAAAACAAACTTGCTATCGAAAAAGGTATCAAGGCTGAATTATCTGAAGACTTTATGATTGGTCTCAAGAATCTATTCACAGAACACTATGTTGACATTCCAGAAGATAAAGTAGATGTGGTTGAACAATTCGCAGAACAAGTTGAAGTACTTGAGTCTGAATTGGACAAAGCAGTTACTGAAGTTTCAAATTTGAATGCACAAATCAGTATCTTCAAAAAAGAACACATTGTTAGCGAAGTCTCAGAAGGTCTTAGCGAAGTTCAATTTGCAAAATTAAAATCTCTTGCAGAAGGAATTGATTTTGTTTCAGAACAAGACTACAAAGAAAAACTTCTTTTAACAAAAAAGAAATATTTTGATGGCTCTACACAAGAAACAGTCAAAAAGTCGGCTCCATTGGATGATGACACAACTTCAATTGAAGAATCATTTACTCCAGTGATGAACCACTATGTACAAAATATTTCTAGATCACTCAAGAAATAAGTTTTTATAAATAAATTAAACAATACTCAAAGGAGAAAAACATGAGCGTAGAAAATCTTTTAAAAAAATGGGCACCAGTTCTTGACCATGGCGATTTAACGTCAATCAAGGATTCCCATAAGCGTGCCGTAACAGCGCAACTTCTTGAGAATCAAGAACGTGCTTGCCGTGAAGACGCACAGGGTTCTGGTGGTTATCGCAATCAAACATCGTTGCTTTCTGAAGCCGCACCTGCTAACGCAATGGGCGCATCTTCATCTACAGCGGGTGATGGTTCAATCGACATTTATGATCCAGTTTTGATTAGCTTGGTTCGCCGTTCTGCACCAAACTTAATCGCATACGACATTTGCGGTGTTCAGCCAATGACAGGTCCAACAGGCTTGATCTTTGCAATGCGTAGTCGTTTCACGACACAAGGTGGTACTGAAGCGTTGTTCAACGAAGCAAACACTTCATTCTCATCTGTTGCGGGTGGATCATCTCCAGTTGCCGCTGCCCACACAGGTTCATCTCCAGCTGACTTGTCTGCTGGTACAGAGTACACACGTGGTACAGGTATGCCAACAACCAATGCTGAAGCATTAGGTGATGGTTCTGGTAACCAATTCCAAGAGATGGCATTCTCCATTGAAAAGATTGCTGTTACTGCACGTAGCCGTGCTTTGAAAGCAGAATACACAATGGAACTTGCACAAGATTTGAAAGCAGTCCATGGTTTGGATGCTGAACAAGAATTAGCAAACATTCTTTCTACAGAAATCTTAGCTGAAATTAACCGTGAAGTTGTTCGTACTATCAACTTGACAGCTACTGTTGGCGCACAAGAGAACGTTACAACTGCTGGTACATTCAACCTTGACGTTGATGCTAACGGTCGTTGGTCTGTTGAAAAATTCAAAGGCTTGATGTTTCAATTGGAGCGTGAGTCTAACGCAATCGCTAAAGCAACTCGTAGAGGTAAAGGTAACGTGCTTATCTGTTCTTCAGACGTAGCATCTGCATTGCAAATGGCTGGTGTTCTTGATTACACTCCAGCACTTGCATCTAACAACTTACAAGTTGATGACACAGGTAACACATTCGCTGGTGTATTGAATGGTCGTATCAAGGTTTATATTGATCCATATTTCGCCGCAACATCTGGTACACACTACGCAACAATCGGTTACAAAGGCACTTCAGCTTTTGATGCTGGTTTGTTCTACTGCCCATACGTTCCATTGCAAATGGTTCGTGCGGTTGGTCAAGACACATTCCAACCAAAGATTGGTTTCAAGACACGTTACGGCATGGTTGCAAACCCATTTGCAACATCAGCCGCTGACGGTGTATTAGCATTCGCTAACAAGAACATCTACTATCGTAGAATCGCAATTACGAACTTGATGTAATTGATTAAGCCGAGAAACATCGGTATTAAAAAGAGGACCTTAGGGTCCTCTTTTTTTGTCTGCATAAATAGAAGACAAGAGGAGATAATATGGCTACACTAACAACGATACCAGTAAATAGAAGTTTTCTTTCTAATAACAAATTTGATTTTGTTCTTAAAAGAATTCCCAATTTCACATACTTAGTACAGAGCGTAAATTTACCTGGACTCGCATTGCAGTCTAGTTCAATTAATACGCCATTTTCTGCTGTTAGTATTCCAGGAAATCAAATTACCTTTAGTTCACTCTCACTAACATTCTTAGTTGATGAAGACATGCAATCGTGGTTAGAGTTATACAATTGGATTGTACAGCTAGGTAATCCAAAAGGATACAATAAAGTTGGAACACTCACAGGCAAACCAGGCTCTGTTACTAGCACTACATCCGATGCAACATTGTTTATAAAATCAAATTCAAACAATTCAAATTTAAGATTTGATTTTGTTGATGTGTACCCAACCGATCTTGGAGAAATGAATTTCACAACTACCGAGAATCAAGAATTTGTTACATCAACAGTAACATTTAACTATGGATATTACGAAGCAACAAACATTTGACATTTGCCTTTGAATGTGTTATTATGATGAATACGAATATTGACTTGAGGAATTATTATGACGTTAGACCAAATGATGGAAGAGTGGAGAATAGACGCTACAGTTGACTCTACAGAGTTAGGTATCGCATCTTTAAAGATACCAGAACTACACAGTAAATTTCTTAAAATTTATTTTGATGAAAGACGCAAACTCAAAGCACTTGAGTTTCAAAGCAAAGATTTATCTTTGAAGAAGTATGAGTATTACAATGGAAAACTTTCACAAGAAGAACTTGACGAACTCAATTGGGAGCCTTTCGTTAAGCGTTTGATGAAAAATGAAGTTGATATGTATCTTGACTCCGACAAAGATATTATACACAACAATGTTCGCATAATCAATCAAAAAGAAAAGTTAGCGTTTTTGGAAGAGGTCATTAAGAATATCAACCAACGCAATTTTCAGATTAAGAATGCTATAGAATGGAAGAAGTTTACGCAAGGTGTACAATAAACTCTATATCTCAAAAGTAGATGAAGTCTACGCACACATCAAGTGTGAGAACTCTGATGCAATGGAGTTAAATGAATACTTCACGTTCTACGTTCCTGGTTACAAATTCATGCCCGCATTTAGAAACAAAGTGTGGGATGGAAAGATACGTCTTTTCAATTCTCAAAACAGACAAATCTATTATGGTCTGATTTCATACTTAGAGAAGTTTGCTAAAGAACGTGACTACACAATTGAGTTTGATGAATCGGTAGAAACGTATGATGAATTCTCTGTAGCAGAAGCAAAAGATTTTATTGATACTCTTGGTGTGCCATTTGAAGTTAGAGACTATCAGATAGATGCATTCATTCATTCAGTACGCAGTAGAAGAAACTTATTAGTATCACCAACAGCATCAGGCAAGTCGCTTATCATATATCTCATTGCGAGATATTTAAATTGCAAGACTCTTATCATTGTTCCTACAATATCACTTGTTGCACAGTTATACAAAGACTTTGCAGACTATGGATTTGAGAGTGATAAATACATACACCAGATTATGTCAGGTGCAAGCAAAGAAACTGATTGCCCCATTGTCATATCTACATGGCAGTCAATTTACAAGATGCCAAAAGAATGGTTCGAAGAATTTGAATTAGTTGTTGGAGATGAAGCGCATTTGTTTAAAGCAAAGTCGTTGATATCTATTCTAACAAAACTAACAGAGTGCAAGTATAGATTTGGTCTGACAGGTACGCTAGATGGCACACAGACACACAGATTAGTATTAGAAGGATTGTTCGGTAAAGTCAAACAGATAACAACAACAAAAGAATTGATTGACTCTGGGCGATTAGCAAAGTTTAGAATTAAAGCATTGGTGCTTAAACACAACGAAGAATCATGTAAGCTAGGTAAGAATTTTAAGTATCAAGATGAGATAAATTATATTACAGGTAAGCCGTCACGTAATAGATTCATTAGAAATTTAACTATGAGTTTAGAAGGTAACACTTTATTACTGTATCAATTTGTTGACAAGCACGGCAGAATATTGTATAATATGATTAAAGACGCAGTAGAAGAAAATAGACCTGTATTCTTTATTCATGGTGCTGTTGGAGTAGATGAGCGAGAAGAAGTTCGTAGAATTACTGAGAATGAAGAGAATGCAATTATCGTAGCATCATATGGAACATTCTCTACTGGTATCAACATTCGTAATCTACACAATGTTATTTTTGCTTCACCAAGCAAGAGTAAGATTAGAACACTACAGTCTATTGGTCGAGGATTGCGTTTGGGTGACAATAAGAAAGAAGCTATTCTATATGACATATCTGATGACATGACTTATAAGAGTAGAAAGAATTTTACGTTAGAACATTTTATTGAACGGATGAAAATCTACAACGATGAAAAGTTTGAATATAAAATCTATACGTTAAATTTAAAGGAAGAATAATGCTTTGCAAAGTACTAAAATTAACAAACGGTGATACACTCATCGGAAATGTTGTTGAGGAAAGTAGAGGCTTCATTGAAGTGCATCGCCCTATGAGAGTTGTTGTTGTTCCTAGGGATGAACACATGTACAGCTTATCTCTTACAAAATGGGATCCACTTATGAACTTTAGCATTCCCGCTAGAATCTTTAAACAGAGTATTGTTTCCGTGTCGGAAGCTACTACTGAAATTGTTAGAGTTTATGGCGAAGCGTATAACGAATTTGATTCGGACAATGAACCCGAACATGATATTGAGATTGATGATGAAAGTCAATCGGAAGACAGAATGTCTGAAATCAAGGAAGAGATTAATAGAATGAGAGTAGCAATGACTTCATCTAACAATCATATATTACATTAAGTCTTTATCAAACAGGACACAGCAATAATAACTCATTGTCAAGTGTTTGTCAACTAACTGAGGTGAAACATGACTATTACTACCACTACCGTAAAAACAACAAAAGTAAAGCACTACGTAAACAACGAACATTTCCTACAAGAGATGGTTGTCTTTCGTGCGGCTGTTAAAGAAGCACAAGCAACGAATGGAGAGCGTCCAAGAGTACCTGAGTACATTGGCGAATGCTTGTTTAAGATTGCAACGCACTTGGCACGTAAACCAAACTTTGCAAACTACACATTCAAAGAAGATATGGTGTCCGATGGCATTGAAAATTGTCTACTGTACATTGATAACTTTGATCCTGAGAAGTCTAAGAATCCATTTGCATACTTTACCCAAATCATTTACTATGCATTCTTGCGAAGAATTCAAAAAGAGAAAAAACATTTGTACATAAAATACAAGAGCATGGACAATCTAATCATTACCTCTCTCATTGAGAACAATGGTGAAGAGTATGTGACTTCAGGACTCAATGGAGTATTGCATGACGCATACAGCGAAGAATTCATTAGCGACTTTATCAAAGCATTTGAAGTAAATAAAGAGAAAAAGATTGCCAGTGCAAAACCTAGGAAGAAAAAGAAAGAAACCGCATTTGATGAATTTTTGGAGAAAGATGATGCAGACACCAATACCAGCCCAACTTGAAAACTGGCTAAAGATTGTAGAAAATAAAAGATCACCGAAAGATTTAAGAGATGCCGCTATCTTGCATTTGACTGCAATTCGTGCTATAATTGATAAGTCTTTAGGTACAACAATGAAGAAGCAAGGGCAACGAAAGTATGAGAATATGTCTATTAGGTGATACGCACTTTGGCGTTAGAAATGACTCCAAAGCGTTTCATGCTTACTACGAAAAATTTTATGATGAAACATTCTTTCCAGAACTGAGAGAACGTGGTGTAAGAACAATCATTCAGCTTGGCGATTTATTTGACAGACGAAAGTATATTAACTTTCATTCGTTGATGGAAAGTCGTAGATACTTTTTTGATAGATGCGTTGAAGAAGGCATTACTCTTCACGCATTAATTGGCAATCACGATATCTTTTGGAAAGAAAGTCTAGACATTAATTCGCCAGACTTGTTGTTGAGAGACTATCACAATATTGTGTTATGGCAGAAACCAGGTACACTTGAAGTTGATGGAATTAAAATTGATATGATACCATGGATTTGCAAAAGCAATGAGGCAGAAGTATTTGAGTTTGTAAAGAACACATCCTCTCCGTTATGTATGGGGCACTTTGAACTTGCTGGCTTTCCATTGTTCCGTGGTATAGATAGCCATGAAGGACTTGACTATAAATTCTTAAGCAACTATAATCATGTATACAGCGGACACTATCATACGCCATCACAGCATGACAACATCACGTATGTTGGTGCACCATATGAATTGTTTTGGAATGATTACAAAGATAAAAAACAATTTGGCATCTTAGATACCGAAACAATGAAGACAACATTCTTAGAGAATCCTCACAGAATGTTTTATAAAGTAAATTACGATGATAACAGTAGCACAGACAAATTAAAAATTGAAGACTTAAAAAAACTCGATTTCACTAAGTATGCAAATGCTTATGTGAAAGTCATTGTTGCTAATAAACAAGACCCATATTTGTTTGAGAAACTTATAGATGAAATTTATAAAGTTGGTCCAGTTGATGTGACAATCGTTGAGGACTTTACAGAATTGAATGAAGAAACTGACAATGATATTGTTGACCAAGCGCAAGATACTATGACAATTCTTTCTACATTCATCGATGCACAAAGCCTAAATATATCTGATACAAATAAACTTAAAACATTGATGCGTGAACTTTATGTTGAGGCACTATCCACAGAAAACATTGAATGATAATTTTTCGCAATTTAAGATGGAAGAACTTTCTATCAACTGGTAACTTTTTTACTGAACTGAACTTAGATGGCAACAACACCACATTGATTGTTGGCTCTAATGGTTCAGGTAAGTCTACGATGCTTGACGCATTGTGCTTTGTGCTGTTTGGTAAACCATTTCGTAATATTAACAAAGGGCAACTTGTTAATACTATCAACCAAAAAGATTGCGTTGCCGAAATTGAATTTGACACAGGCAACAAAACATACAAAATTGTTCGTGGTATCAAACCAAATATCTTTGAGATTTACTGTAATGGGCATCTAGTCAATCAAGATGCCGCAGTCAAAGACTATCAAGAACATCTAGAGAAATTCATTCTCAAACTCAACTATAAATCATTTACTCAAATTGTTTTGTTGGGTTCAGCATCATTTACTCCATTCATGCAATTGTCTGCAAGCGATAGACGTTCTATCATTGAAGACTTGTTGGACATTCAAATCTTCTCTCGCATGAATAGCGCACTTAAAGATAAATTTTTGTTGTTGAAAGAAAAACATTCTCAGACAAAATACGCAGTTGATTTGAAGAGTGAGAAGATACAATATCAAATTCAATTTATTGATTCGTTAAACAAAAGCAATGCCGCACAACTTTCATCTAAGCAACAAGACATTGCTAACACTCAACATTTAGTTATAGAGAGTGAAACTAACTGCACAACGTTACGTCAGAGTTTGTCTGATTTGTGTACACAAATTTCAGACAAAGATAAAGTTGATGGTAAGATAACAAAATTCTCAGGAATCAAACTCAATCTAGGTAAAACACTTAAGAAAGTTAATACTGATATTTCATTCTATCACGATAACAATGATTGCCCAACATGTAAACAAACAATCGGCGATGAATATAAATCACACATCATTGACGAGCGAACTAAAAAACTTGAAGAAGTTGATGGTGCATTGAAAAAAGTTGATGAAGAGATTGCCACACTCAATGTTAGATATGATGCAATAGAAAAAATTGTAGAACAAATTCAAACGTTGAATTCGCAATTGACATTTGAACAAAGCGAGATTAAAGTCAATCGTAGATACATTGAAAGCGTTGAAAAAGAAATTGAACGATTGTCGTTAGTCAAAGATGACTTGCAAACTGAACAAACAAAACTTGAAACATTGAATCAAGAACTTGCTGAATTAGAATCTGAGATTAAAGTTATTTCTGAAGAGCGTTTGTATTATGAGATTGCAACAAACTTATTGAAAGACACAGGCATCAAAACGAAAATCATTCGTCAATACATACCAGTGATTAACAAGTTAGTCAACAAGTATCTTGCATCATTAGATTTCTTTGTGAACTTCAATTTAGATGAATCATTCAAAGAGACAATCAAGTCTCGCCATCGTGATGATTTTACGTATGCATCATTTAGCGAAGGTGAGAAACAACGCATCGATATGGCATTGATGTTAACATGGCGTGCTGTTGCTAAACTGAAGAACAGCGCCAGCACAAACATATTGATACTTGATGAAATCTTTGATTCATCATTGGACACAAATGGTACAGAAGATTTGATGAAGATTCTAAACATGCTTGAAGGATCAAACCTGTTTGTCATATCACACAAAGGTGATATTCTACAAGACAAGTTTGCAAACGTGATTAGATTTGAGAAAGTAAATAACTTCTCAAGGATTGCAAAATGAAAATACTTAATCAGTATTATGGAAAAGATATAGATAAAGAAGCGCATATCTACTTAGATGAAAAATTCTTTAAGGTGAGAATGCGAAATGAATTAGGAACTTGGTTTGTTGCATTCTTTAAATCACAAGATGAAGCAGAAAATTTCGCAGAACATTATGTAAATGGAGAGACACATGAACCTTGAATTTGTTACAGAAACATCACCCGTTCTTTTACAAGAATGCAAAGAATTTGATTTTGATAATCCACCATTTGATCCAAAAGAGTTTGCACAAGCATTGCACGATAAAATGATTAGAAGTGATGGGCTTGGATTGTCAGCAAATCAAGTTGGTCAACCATATCGTGTTTTTGTTATGAGAACAGGCAATGAACCATATGCAGTATTCAATCCAAGAGTTGTTGATGTATCAGATAAAGAACTCACAATGAAAGAGGGCTGTTTAAGTTTTCCTCTATTGTATCTAAACGTTAAACGTCCAGACTCAATACGTATTCGTTTTCAAGATGAAACGGGTGAAACAAAAACTGAAAAGTTTATTGGCATGACAGCAAGAATTGCACAGCATGAATTTGACCATATGCTTGGAAAAGTGTATACACAAAAGGCATCAGCATTTGAAACGCAACGTGCTATACGCAAACGCATGATTTTAAAACGTAAGGTAAAAAAATGAAACCTTGGCAACACGGATATGACATAGACTATCTTAAGGGGCTTGAAGCACAATATGCAGACTACAATGCATATACGTTATCTCCTTTTGCAAAGTATAAGAAGAACAACATTGCAGAGTCATTGAAAAAAGGTAATCTTATTTTTAGTGAATTTGGTCTTGAACCTTCAATGTTTGAAGTTACGAATAGTAAAGTTGCATCAGATATTACAATGCATGGAAACACAGTTATTGCAACAAAAGTAAAAGGTGATGTTTCAATTGGAAAACTTTCAGGCAATATTAATACGATTAAGCATCAAATTTCTTTATTGTCAGGAAACAATTTTTGGTTAACTGTATGGGCAGAAAACAAAGCACATTGTGACTTAGCTGAAGAGTTGGGTTTCTGTTATGTTGGTCCTAAGATTACAACATACGGAGAAGTACATGCAATTTACTTTAAGAGCAACAGTCCTATCCCACGTTCATTTCCTAAAGTTGAATCAACAGAATATCTAAGCATCAAAAAAATTGGCGCAATCACATCAGACTTTATTGAATCTGTTTCTGCTAAGTTAGCAACATTGCCTGCATTCACAAATCATTACAGTAACTACAACAAAGACAAAGCATGGTCTGCATTGTCATTGCGTGGTTATCGTCCAGAATCAGACTTCATTACAAAACCTTCAGAGATGAGTGATGATTGGAAAGAAAAAAACAAAGACGTAAAATTTGAATTGCAAGACACACCACTCTATGATATGTTTCCTGAAGTGCGTGAGTTGTTAAGTAAATATAGAGAAGTGCATCGTGTTCGTTTCATGCAATTGAAACCTGGTGGTGGAGAACTAGAACGACACACAGATCAAGTTGATAAAGACTCTGGTGGTTCTAAAGGCAAACTTGCAAGACTACACATACCAATCATAACAAATCCAAACATGATTTTTACTGTGTGGGACACTAAAGGTACTCCACAAAAGGTACATATGGATGTTGGAGACTTATGGTTCTTAGATACACGTAAGCCACATCAAGCTATCAACAATGGAACAGATAATAGAATTCACTTAGTCATAGATGCAATCTCGGAAGGAGACCTGTATGAGTCGCTTGTATCCTGAAGAATCTTATGATATAATAGAAGGATGGAAAGATCCAAACCCTGCACCAATAGTTGAAATGCATCATGGCTTTCATGTTGTACGTGATGACTTGTTAGAGTATGGAAGTAAAAGTAGATTCATTGACCATCTTGTGAAGACTACTAAGTGTGATGAATGGGTCTTTGGTGGTGCAAACAAAGTTGGTTGGGGTCCTATATCATTAACGTATGTGTGCAATCTGTATGGAAAAAAAGCAACGTTCTTCATGGCTAAACGAAAAGAACCAACATGGCATCAGCAAAAAGTGTTAGACCTTGGCGGTACTATTCATTGGGTTGACAATGGCATGCTTACTGTGACAAAAGCAAAAGCAAGACGTTATCAAGAAGAAGACACAAAGCGCAGACAATGTTTGCCTTTAGGGTTAGAACATCCATCTGTGCTTGCATCAATTGTTCAAGTCGCAAGAGATTTAGAAATCAAACCAACAGAGATTTGGACTGTTGCATCAAGCGGAACATTGAATCGTGGATTGCAATTAGCATTTCCTGATGTGCCTGCGTATGCAGTAGAGATTGGACACAAGATGAGTGACTACGAAAAAGGTCGTGCTGTGACTATGCGTTCGCCATATAAGTATGACCAAGCAGTAGAAGAGGATCAAGCACCTCCATATCCATCTGAGAAATACTACGATGCTAAACTTTGGCAGTTTGTAGTAAATAGTGGGAAACCAGGCGCACTAATCTGGAATGTAGCGTAATTAATATCCAAAGGAGTCGGACATGAGTAACGAAGAAGATAAATTTAAAAAATCTAAGAGAATCCTTAAAGACGAAAATGCAATACGAAAGCAATTGAAAATTGCTAAAGCATATAATATACCAGTTGAGTCTCCGCATCAATTGGCTAAGCATCATGTGCTAGATTGTGGAAATCCAAATTGTGTGATGTGTGCAAATCCTAGAAAAGTATGGAAAGAAAAAACGATTCAAGAGAAACGTTTTGACCAAAAAGAACTCAGGGAGTAAATATGATGAAATGTGAATATAAAATAATTGATAATTTTTTATCTGAAGATTTGGCTCAAAAAATTGAAAATACTTTAATGGGAGATGATATTATATTTCCTTGGTTTTACAATAAAAATATCCTTAAAATTAGAACCTCACCAGATAATTTAAATAATTATCAGCTTACACATGTATTCTATAAAGAATACGTTGTGTATAGTCAGTTTTTTCCAATCGTTGCCCCTTTAGTTCAGCATTTAAATCCAGAATCTATACTTAGAATTAAAGCAAATTTAAATCCTAGAACTGAAGTTAGACATATATTTGATTTTCATACTGACTCTGAAAGTAAATCTAGCGATAGAAAAACTGCAATATATTATGTAAATTCTAATGATGGTGTTACTATTTTAGAAGATGGTACTCAAATTGAATCTGTCGCAAATAGACTTGTTATTTTTGACCAGAAAACTAGGCATACAGGAACAACATGCACAAACCAAAAAGTTAGATGCCTAATTAATTTAAATTACATAGAACTGCGTAATGATTAAAGAGAAATATCTTGGCGCATACATGAAGACTGCAAGAGTCTTTGCCGAATTGAGTAGCGCAAAAAGAAAACATGTCGGTGCGGTTATCGTTAAAGATGACCGCATCATCTCAATTGGTTATAATGGTATGCCAAGTGGATGGGATAATAATTGCGAGGATGAAATACATGAAGAATCTGAGTATGTGATTGACATGGGTGGTCCAATTCATACTATGGGTTCAATCAGATGGAAAACAAAACCAGAAGTTCTCCATGCAGAGTCTAATGCAATAGCAAAACTCGCAAAGTCTACCGAGAGTGGTGATGGTGCAAGTATGTTTATTACTTGCGCTCCATGCATGAACTGTGCTAAAATGATATTTCAAAGCGGAATTAAAGAAGTCTTCTATGCCGAAGATTATCGTGATGATGCAGGAATCAGTTTCCTAAATAAATGCGGAATAACAGTAAAACAGATAGCATGAAATATAGTAGCAAAGCCGAAGGCGTGAATATTCACAATGACATTTCTATGGATATAAATCGGGGAATTCGTAGAGTGCCACGCCCATCTCTAAAACTTATTGGTGAATGGCGAGTGCAATGGGCTAATAGTGATGCAGTTATTCATATGACATTTGAAGAATATAAAAGAAAAATGATAACTAAGTGGTACAGAGAAAAGAAGCGGAAAAATAATACATGACAAAACATTTTTATGAACGTAACGATTGGTTATTGAACCACGAAACAAACAAGACATTTGAAGAAGTGCAATGGATGACTGAAGACGAATTTC